AATTTTCCAACTTCTGGATTTATTATGATTAAAAAAATTAATAGTACTACAGGTTTATATGAAAATGAAGTTATTCAATATACTGGAAGATCAACACATAATTTAACTGGATGTACTCGAGGAAAATCTGCAACTTACAGAGGATACACGCCTCCTGCATCAACAGCTTCTGCCCATGATTCCGGAGCCACGGTCTATGGATCATTTAAAGTTGCTTCTTTAGTAGGAACAAGTTATGTTAACGATGCTAACACAACGGTAACAGATTATAATAGTTTTACATTAACACTACCTAGTGCTGCAACAGGCACTGCAACAGGGTGAGGATTTAATTGTGTTATTAGTCCTCTTAATATAGAGAGTTTATAATGTCAGGAGTTAAAAAATACGATTACAGTACATTAACTACCGCGATAAGGGATTATACTGAAGTTGGGTCCGATGTTTTGACAACAACAATTGTTGATGGAATTATCATGGCTGCTGAAATGAGAATATATCAAGAGCTTCCTATGGACTCTGAGAGATATGTTCAAGAAGGGACATTAGTTGCAAATGACAATACTCTTAATGCACCAGCAGGATGTCTTTTTGTAAGAGGTATTGAAGTATTTGAATCAACAGCTAATACTGAAGGTAATGGAAAATGGCTTGAGAAAAAAGACCAAACTTATTTATCAGAATTTGTAGATAGAAAATATGGTCCTGACGGAACCATTCAATCACCTACAGATACTACTAATTCAGTAACAGGATTTCCTAAATATTATGCGATGTTTGGGGGTGCCGACAATACTACAGATACTTCATCTGGAGGTATGTATTTTGCTCCAACTCCTGATGCTAACTACAAATTTAGGGTCTATTACAACAAATTTCCAAATGGACTTGGGTCTGGGACTGGTTATAATAACAACACTTATTTAAGTACTTACTTCCCTCAGGGCTTATTATACGCCTGCCTGGTGGAAGCATATGGATTCTTAAAAGGTCCAATGGATATGTTGACATTGTACGAACAAAAGTATAAAAATGCTATACAACAGTTTGCAGGAATGCAACTTGGAAGACGAAGACGAGACGATTATACTGACGGAACAGTTAGATTACAAGTTAAGTCACCGTCTCCATAACAAGGAGAAAAATTATGGCAATAACTTCAGCAGTTTGTTCTAGTTTCAAACAAGAACTATTACAAGGTAAACACAACTTTGACACTTCAGGAGCTTCACCTGCAGGAGACTCTTTTAAAATAGCATTATTTACAAGTTCAGCATCTTTAGATGCAACTACAACTGACTATTCAACTTCAAACGAAATTACAAACACATCAGGAACTGCTTATGCAGCAGGTGGAAAAGCTTTAACAAACACAGGTGTAGGTTTAACTTCTACAACAGCATTTACAGATTTCTCTGACATATCTTGGACTTCTGCATCGTTCACAGCAAATGGTTGTATGATTTATAACACTACTACTGGAACTGGTACGTCTACTACAGATGCAGTTTGTGTGGTAGCTTTTGGAGGAGACAAAACAGTTTCTTCTGGAACGTTTACTATTCAATTTCCAACTAACGACGCAACTTCCGCTATCTTGAGATTGACGGCATAAGGAGTAAATCCTTATGGCTAATACTTGGAACGAATCCGGTAGCACCTGGTCCCAGGGTGATTGGGGTAATCAAAATAATTACACACTAACTCTATCTAGTGTTACGTTTGCATCAGATGTAGGTTCACTTATTGGGGCTTCCGAACAGGGTTGGGGTAGAGACACCTATGGTAATGAGCCTTGGGGTGATAGTTATAGTCCTACTGTAGCAATTTCTTCAGTTAGTATGAGTGCGGCATTAGGTACACTAGCTTACGCTCAATCAATCTCAGGTTGGGGTAGAGATGAATATGGTATTGGTAACTGGGGTGAAAATACTACTACCGTTTCAATTGATGGTTTATCAATGTCAATGGAACTTGGTCCAAACGGATGGGGTGTTCATTCTTATGGTGAAGGTCAATGGGGCGGAATATTTACTTTCCAACCAGAAAGTATAATTGGAATTAGTGGTTTAACAACTACTGCTGTACTAGGTACACCAACCATAAATTACGACATGAATTTTGATGTCAGTGGTGTGACCATGGGCACTGGATTAGGGACCCTAAGTATAAATAATGGGGCTGATCATACACAAGGTTTAGCAAGTTTAACAACCACAGCTGCAATAGGTTCTATTTTACCTGCTGACGTCGTAGGAATAAGTGGTGTAACATTTGCGGCGGATGTTCAAAGTCTCACTGTTGCTTCAGTAGAATTAATAGATATTTCAGGTGTTAGTTTTGCAGCGAGTGTAGGGGCTATAACTCCTACGGAAATGTCTATAGGATTAACTACACAGACATTTGCCGCTACAGTAGGATCAATTAGCCCTACAGACATGAGTATAGGATTGACTGGACAAACATTTACTGCTAGTTTAAATACCGTAGGATTTGGAGTAATAGGGTACCTAGATGTTGACATTACAGGAAACACATCTTTTTCTGATGTTGACATTACAGGAAATACATCTTATACAGACGTAACTATAGCATCGTAATAGGAGAAAAAAAATTATGTCATCAACATATACTGGTCTTGGTGTAGAACTTATGGTAACTGGCGAAAAAGCCGGCCAATGGGGAGACATCACAAATACTAATTTACAAATTATTGAACAAATTTCAGGTGGTTTTATACAACAAGCTGTTACAGATTCTGGAACACCAACAGCTCTTACAGTTACTGATGGTGGAACTGGTGCAGCTCTTGCACACAGAATGATTGAATTTACAGGCTCTATTACTGGAGCTAGGGTTGTAACAATTCCTCTCGATGTTCAAACTTTTTATATTTTAAGAAACTCAACTTCAGGTGGATACACACTTCAATTTAAATATGTTTCTGGTTCTGGAGACTCATATACTTTTGGAGCTACAGACAAAGGCGATCAATTAGTTTTTGCAACAGCTAATCATGGAGTTAATCCTGATATCGCAACTTTAGCGTTTGGTGATGGTGATGTAACATTAACTGGCACACAAACTTTAACAAACAAAACTTTAACTTCACCTAAAATTGGTACTAATATTTTAGATACTAGCGGAAACGAATTAATTAATTTTACTGCAACAGGTTCAGCAGTTAACGAACTTACTATAGCTAACGCAGCTACAGGAGTTACTGGACCGGTTATTTCAGCAACAGGTGAAACTAATGTTGGTATTAACATTAACCCTAAAGGCTCAGGAGTTCTTAACTCAGGAGGATCAGCAGTTAAAATTGCAGGTAAAGAATCTATTTGGGTTCCAGCTAATGCTATGTATGGAGCTACAACTAACCCACCTGATGCAGCACAAGTAGAAACAACAGCTTTAAGACCAGACATGAAAGTATTAGATTTTGATGCTGGTACAGATCAATTCGCACAATTTTCCGTAGCTTTTCCTAAATCATGGAATGAAGGTACAGTAACTTATCAAGTATACTGGGCACCAGCTTCAACTAATACAGGAGACTGTATTTTTGGATTTCAAGGTGTAGCAGTTGGTGATGGTGATACTATTGACATTGCTTACGGAACAGCAGTAACTGTTACAGATGCTGGTATAGGAACAGTCGAAGATCAACAAGTGACAGCAGAAAGTGGTGCGGTTACAATTGCAGGATCTCCTGCAGTAGATCAACAAACTTATTTTCAATTATATAGAGATGCAAACGCAGGTGGAGATACATTTAGTGCCGATGCAAGAGTACTAGGAGTTAAAATATTCTACACTACTGATGCAGCTAACGACGCGTAAGGAGAATAGAATATGGCAAGTTTTGGTTATCAAATTTTAGGATTTGGGTCAGGAGGCATAGCTTTAGGCCCTGGTTATGAAATCGAACAATTACTTATCGCTGGTGGCGGCGGTGGTGGTAATGGACTAAACCAAGAAGGTAGTGGCGGAGGTGGAGCCGGTGGATACATAAATTCATACGCTTCAGAAGCATCTGGAAGAGCTTCATCAACTGCTAGTAAAATAACAATTTTTGGAAACGGAACTTACACGGTCACGGTCGGTGGTGGTGGAACCCAAGTTAGTAACTATGGAGCACGTGGGACCGATTCTTCAATAGCTGGAAATGCATTAACAACTCTTACCGCTACAGGTGGTGGAGGAGGTATGTCATCAGATCCAAGTAGAGCAGAAATAGACGGTGGATCCGGAGGTGGAGGTGGAAGAAGAACTGCTGACAACTCAGGTGGAGCCGGAACTGCAGCCCAAGGATGTGACGGAGGAAACGGAGTTAACGACCCTTACGGCGGATGTGGCGGAGGCGGTGGTTCAGCAAACGATGGATCAAACGGAGCTACTCCTTCTGGAGGAACCGGAGGAGCCGGAGGAAACGGAACATCTTCATCTATTGATACATCAGCAACGACACGAGCAGGCGGCGGTGGAGGTGGCGGCGGTCACCCCGGCGGAAGCGGCGGATCCGGTGGACCTGGAGGCGGCGGAGCTGGAAACGGTGGTCACCCAGGTGGTGATGGACAAACAAACACTGGTAGTGGTGGCGGATCTTTTTTTGGAAACGGTGCCGGAGGATACGGTGGTTCAGGGCTTTGTATAATTAGATTAGCTACTGCAAATTATTCAGGAGAAACTACAGGTTCTCCAAGTGTATCAACATCTGGTTCAGATACTATATTAACATATACAGGTACGGGGACTCTTACAGGATAATTATATGGCTCATTTTGCAAAATTAGATGAAAACAACATAGTAGAAAAAGTATTAGTAGTTAATAACACTGAATTATTAGATGAAAATGGAAATGAAGTAGAGCAAAAAGGAATAGATTTTTTAAAAGGTTTATTTGGTGCTTACACAAATTGGAAACAATGTTCTTATAATACTTCAGGAGGAGTTCATAAATTTGGTGGAACCCCTTTTAGAAAAAATTACGCAGGAAAAGGTCATACTTTTGATGTTACAAGAGACGCCTTTATAGCACCAAAACCCTATGCATCTTTTGTGTTTAATGAAACTACTTGTTGTTGGGACCCACCTGTTGCTTATCCAAGTGACGGTAACCTTTATAATTGGAATGAAGACACGTTATCATGGGATCAAAGAGTACTTAACCCACCTCCTCCTCCAGAAGAATCTTAATTTTTAATAGACATTTATTTTTTTTATTGTATATTTTACATATACAGAATGTCAGAATCATTAACAACAATTGGTAGTTGGGAATTTAAAGATGACCATATTCATCAATACGCTTTTATTCGCAATTTTTTATCTAAAGAAGAATGTGAAAAAATAATAAAAAAAGGTAAAGAATTAAAAGTAAAAAAAGGAACTATTTTAGGTTCAGTTAAAAGTCCCATAAGAAAAAGTAATGTATCTTGGATTTATCCTACCAGCGATATGCATTGGTTATTTCGTAGAGCAACAGATGGAATCATGGATTTAAATGACAAGTTTTTTAAATTTGATATTAGCGGTTTGCATGAAGGGTTTCAGTTTACAAAATACGTCGCTCCTAGTGGAAAATATGGAAAACATGTTGATAGGTGTTTTGAAAAACCTGTAAGAAAGTTATCATTATCAATTCAATTAACAGACCCTAAAAAATATGAGGGCGGTGATTTAAAATTACATAATGGACCAGATGAAGACGCATCTATAATGAGTAAATCACAGGGAACTTTAGTACTTTTTCCTTCTTTTATTTTACATGAAGTTACCCCTGTAACAAAAGGGGAAAGAAATTCTTTAG